CGACGGGGGTCTCTGGAGGCTTATGCAGCCTCCCCATGCGTTAACACATGGTCAAGTGCCCAACCAAATTGGTTGGGTGCCCTAGGCTTATGTGTTATTCTTAACACCTAAGCTAGGAGGTAATATGGCATCTATAATTGATGTTGTGAGGGGTTCTGATACTCGTCCATCGCAGTACAACGAGGCTTTGAATAGAGCTCTCGAAGGTGCGGATGCTAACGTTGATTATAATTATTCAATGTTAGAATGGCTGTATCAACAATCTCAACCAACTCGAGATAGACTCATGACGGAAGTAATTCCACGATCGGATCTTAGTTGCAAAATTAAGACGAATCTGTCAAACAATGCAGATTCCTGGTTCTCATGCATAAGAGGCCAGTCCGACGCCATAATCCAAACCGACTACATGGTTTATAATGTAGAGGGGTTTATGAGTAGCCCGAAATTTACTCACCCTGTTGATTTGAAAGTTACCTCTCGTTGGCATTACGCCAACGGGGCGGCTAGTGTCATCGCCGAGTCTTCTCGTGTGATGAAACTAGATTATTTCTTCCAAATCTCTACCGAGGATGTGCAAAAAGCGTTGTACAATCTCGAACACTCAGGGAATGCGTCTGTTCCACCACGAGTTTGGGATGGGCTTGAAACGCAAGTTTTAGCCGATCTCAAATCCCCAACTTGGGACGTAGGTACAGAGTTGGCAGAATTGCCTGAAACTCTTAGTTGGCTTAAAGATAAGTCAACTGAACTACGTCGTGTGCTCAAGAGGGAAAGAACTAATTCGGATCGCATACACCAACTTGGTGCAGGCATGAAGAGAAAGGGATTTTCTTCTTATGGAATGGCCAATGGAACCGTCAAAATTCGAAAAGACGGGTACAAAGGTTCGCAAAAGGGAGATCGCCCTCCTTCAAGTGTGACGGCACCTATAAAAGGCGCCTCCAACGAATTAGCCTCTCGTTGGATGGAATACAGGTATGCTGTGATGCCTATCGTGTATTCGATAGAATCCGTTTTGGATCTGCTGCATCATAGTAATGTCGCCTTCTACCGTTCAAGGAAGAGGGCCGATGATACCTGGGACTGGGAGGATCGTGATGACAAGTTCTCTTGTTCTCGTCATGATGCCATGGAAGCTCGTGTGTTCGGTAAACTGCGGTTGCGCCAAAACAGTGTGACTGCTCGGGCATATAAGAAGATCCAATTTTGGTTACCTCTTACGCTTTGGGAAAAGATACCACTTTCTTTTGTGGTTGATTGGGGGATAGGAGTCGGGGATTATCTTCAATCCCTGAGACCGTTACCGTCTAATGCGGAAACGGCTATCCAGCGCTCTCGGCGGCAAACAACCGTCGATCATATTTTTGCGCATACGTTTTCGGATGGATACCAAGCTAAATATTGGTTCTACCCTGCGTATTTCCTCGAATCATTTCCACCCTCTGAGAGGATCGTTCCCTTGCAACATGTCAATAATACGTATGAGATTACTGGCGATGTTGTTTGGTACAATTACTCGATTACGGGTGGGGGATCTATTCCTGTCTACCAACGCGTACTCAACTCCTACGAAAGGTTGGTACCGACCGGTGGCAACGGTTCTCTCTCATTTCGTAACGGCATGACAGTTAAACGCGCTGCAGATGCAGCTGCACTGTCATTCTTCTTTCTTAAAAAGTAAGGACGTAATATGTCAACTTTACTCAACTTAGTTGCTAATAGCAACGGCGCGAGTAGTTACCGCGCACCAAGTGACCTCTCTCTACAATTAAATCATAGTGTCGGAGTTTCACCGACAACGAGAGGGGATGTCCAATATAACCACGTACGCACAGCTGTGAAGCTGTATTCCAAGTTAAGGGTAAGTAACCCTTGTGGCAATAATTGCACCGATGTTATCGGTGTTGTCACTGTATCTTGGAGTGGTCCTGAGGGTCTTGACCCTTCCGTATTTTGGACTGCAGTTAACAATTACATTAATACCCAGCTAAAAGGAAATATAGGTTTTCCTGCTAATGCGCTTCAAAGCGAGATTTCCCTTCCGATTACGAAAGGTTCGGATGGGACCTACGCTGTTGATGCTTAATAGGAGGATTTAAAATGAAAAGATTATCCTCTGAACCGTTTGTCACGGCAAAGACTGATCCTATCATCCCTATTATTTCCGAAATTGTCGATTCTCTTAAACCACTTGAATGGAGAAATTCCCTTGATTGGGAGACTATCCACGATGGTGTTGTAATTGAGGGCTTCACTAAGAAGTTCTCAATACCAAACGTAGACGGGGTTCTCCAAGCCCGCCTGCATGAGGAGGCCATTAAAGGCTATCTGGAGATCGACGACCGCCGATTTACAACGCTTGATATTCCTAGCCTTGAGAAAGTTAGGAGTTATTTCGCGCGTAAATTGAAATTTAATAATTACATGCGGTATATAAAAGCCGGGGCGAGGATGGTAGCCATCCCAAAGGATGATTACCTTTTCCTTACTTCCGGTCCTGGCGAGACTGCCATTTCCCGAAAGGGTATTTGCGATCTCGTCACGAAGTTGGAGAGAGAATGGAGTGCCAGCTTCAAAGCGAATGAGTATGCATGCATACTCTTATGGCAATTCCGTGGTATCCGTCGGTTTATTGCTAACCCGAGCATTTCTTCTGTACGTGGCCTTGACGGCCGAAAAATCCGTACGGATAAGAAACGCTTAGGCGCAAGTGCGAGTAAAATCGCTCAAAACCTTCGGAGTACGTTTAAAGAGACGTATAGCACTTGCTTTGACACCTGGGGGAAAGCGGGAAGGATAATCCCGATACCTCCTGGTCAAGAGCAAATGCGAATCCCTCGCGACGTTTACGTTGCGGAAAACACTCTCTTATCTTTGAGTAGGTTGTTCTTAGGTGGGAGGTTCTTTACCCTACCAAAAAACAATACGGCGCGACGCTGTGCGCAAGTGCAACCTTTGTTGGATCAGTTGATCCAGGGATGTACAATGCGCATTCTAGCGGATTATTGTGATAAAATAAATAATAATTTACTTAATGCACAAGATCGGCACCGTAAGCTCGTCTTGACTGGTCGATATGCTACAATTGACCTTAAATCTGGGTCTGATTGTAACTATAGATCTGTTGCAAGACGTCTACTACCTAGCTGGCTTTGGTCTCTAATCGACACTGGTAACAGTGAGTTTGTTGAGTTCACTTCCAAAGATGCTATACACTTACCTGTCGGGCACCAAAAATTTCTTGGCGTCCCATTTATAAAACAGAATAAGGTGGCTTCAATGGGGTCCCTAACGACGTTTGGTTTGATGACCGCTATTTTGTTAACCTCCCTCAGAGTCTTACTCGGAACAAACGACATCTTCGTTTTCGGAGATGATGTTTTAGTACCTGTTAAGCACTTTGAGGCGTCCTGTAAAATACTTCAACAGCTTGGATTTATTATCAACCATGATAAATCCTTCCCAACGGGTGTCTTAGGAGAAACGTGTGGTGTTTACCAGTTTAAAGGTAAGCCCATACCACGGTTCGACTTTCGATGTCCGATGGATGCTTTAGATGTATTACTTTTCACCAATAAAATTAAAATTATACTGGCCGAGCAGACTATCTCAAATAGTCTTGCCGAAAAGTTAGGGCGTTTAACCAAAATATGCGATGCCTTTCTTGGAGGAATCCTTGATTCTTCCTTCAATGGTCCAGTTGTAACTTATTCTGAGTTACCCTGGGGAGAATACAAACAAGTAATCCCCAATTGGATCATGATACAAGAAGGCACAGATCTTGACTATTCCGATTCGTTTTCGAAACAGTTCTGGAGACCTGTTTACATCGTGAACACTCTCAGACGGAAAACTGTGGTTGATCGTAGATATGATTTATACGGTCCTTTAGGTACAGTTGTAGCCCTTCAACAAGGCACTTCTGTACAAATCACAGATAAGCGAAAGGAGGTTCTCTCAGCATGTAAAATGCTGATAGGAAGTGACGGATTGGTTATCCGCACTCGCCGAAAGAGCCGTTGAAACCCTCCCTGCTAAGGGGGACAGTCAAGGGGCACTCGGGCCCGGCTTTTGCGAAAACCGAGCGGGC